GATTTACGGAGACATGGGGAAAACTGCAAAAATACCCACAGAGAACGTTCCAAGAGAGCCAGCAACATCGGTTGACTTTATACCATTTAGTAGCGGAATTTCATTAGTGTGTGATGGAAGAGAATCAAATCATGTGGCTAGCTTTACATTGACAATAATAACTGCTCACAAACCATACTATAAAGTAGGATCTTTGGACCCTTGCGATATTATACCAATCAAGCCAATAAAACAAAACTTTAATGTTGACCTTGACATTGTTGACTATCAAACACGGTCATTACATGATTACATGAGGACAGGGATACATTTCAAAACACTGAGTGTAAAAATGCAAGACAAATGCAACCCTTCTAGGTATTGCACATTTGAATTTCCCCACTCGTATTTAGTATCAGAAAGTGTAAATGTTGATTCACAGAATAACACAAGAGCTAAATTAAGTTATGAATGCCCTACTATTCAGCCCCCAATAATTAATTATTACGGGTTCCCCGATGCTTTTTAAAAATGGCATACATAGAATACCAAGAATGTGAAGTAGAAATCGGTGGTCAAAATGTACTGGCGAAAAGTGCTGCTATAACCACATCTGCTAATGTAAAAGCAAATAGAGTGTATGGAGGAAAATTTAGAAAAGGGCAAAAATATTCAGCAACATCTTTTCCTACAGCAACTTTAGATTTGAACTATTACATAATGGAAAATCATGATCATATAGAACAAATGACTGGTCAGAAATATGCAAATGGAAGTTTTTGTGGAATAAACTTTTCTGGAGCAGCATTAACCAACTATTCAGTAAACATACAACCCTATAAAGTAATAGAATACAAAGCGACCTTTATGCTATATAGTGGATTAGATCAAAGATCTCTAGGAGCTGAGCCTGTTGAGGACCCAAGTGTGGGAACAGATTTGTTTTATGAAAAATTCGCAAATGGAGCTTATACAGAATTAGTCAATTTTAATAGGCAAAATATAGGTATTGATTTTCCTAGTAGCATTAGTTATCAAGTTACTTGTGAAAGAATACCAAAGTATGTAATAGGCGATGAATACCCTGAATCCGTCGCATTAGGCAGAGTCAATAGAAGACTTTCCGTAGAAGGAGAAAACATAGGTTCATTAATAACATTTTCAGGAAAAGATTTTGCGACTGTAGAAATATCACCAAGAAGTATAGATGGTGTTAGTAGGGGGCAGACAGTGACTTGTGATGGAATCATAAAAGATCAAAATTTGGCTGTAAGTTCCGAAGGAGTGTTGGCTGGGTCAATAAATATAGAACAAAGTTTAAGATGAGTGTTTTAGATCCACGGCATGTATGGGGAGATTTTGCAAAGCAGAAAACTTTTTTTAGGGAAAGTGATAATTCTGGAGCAGACCATTATAATACTTATGCATCTTTTATAAAAGATTCTAAAACAGATTCTTCCCTCAAGAAATTTGTTTACCATGAGCCTTTTACTTTTATTCCCTCTTATGGATCATCCGTAACTATAGAATTTCAAAATAATGAACTTGAATACGGCAACAAATATCGAACAGCGGAGCCTGCATTATTTAATAGAATAGCTGTTAGTTTTGAGTTAAACTTTTCAGATAGAAGTGATGATCAAGCTAAAGCAATAACAGATTTTTTAGAGAGAAAGCAAAGTTCTGTATTTGTTATGCAACCTAGATCATATGACGAAGTAGGCGAAGAAAAATTTAAATCCTTATATTCGTTAGATCCATATTTTTTGCAAGAGTTTAGATGTTTCCAGTACTCTCTAAATGAAGAATATGTAGATCAAAATTCAATAACTGCTAATTTTGCAAATCAAGATTTTTCAGAGTTAACTTTAAAATATTTACTTTATTCAAATTCAATGTCTGAAAAAAGGAAAGAAATCTTTGAAGAATATTTTTATAAAGATAGATTAGATATACTACCTTCGTATACCGTATCAACCGATGCTTCATTTCATGCGGTAAATTACTCTTTGGGTAAGTCACGGTCAGAGTTTGGACCCGATGGTATTTATTCAAAAACAGACAATATAATATTAAATTATGAAAATTTAACAGATCTAGATGCTTATAAAATTATTTGTTTAGTGGCTGGAAAATATGGATTTGAGACTTTTAAATTTACAACTCAAAAACCAGATTTAAGAACACTTAATTTTAGATGTGCATCCATAAGGCATGAGTTTGTTTATAAAGATACAAATAATATTCAATTAAATTTAACGGAAGAAAAAATTAAAAAATTTTTAAAATAATAATATAATATATATAATGGCCTATTATAAAACAGAAAAAATAAACCAAGAGTTGTTTAATAATAATAAAACTTCTATGGTTGAATTATGGGAAATTAGTGAGATCGGAAATGGTTCTGACACAATAAGATTTCATGGAGGGGTTGTTAATACATCAGACAATATAATTTTTGACCAAAAAGAATATTTTTATTTACCTTTTGAAGTAAATGATTTATCTGTGAGATCTGATGGTGGTATATCTAGGCCAACAATTAAGTTAATTAATTTTCAAGGAGTAATGTCTAGATACATAAAAGGAAAAGATGATTTGGTGAAGTCAAAAATAACAAGAACAAGAACATTTGTTCGTTTTTTAGATAAAGAAAACTTTTTAAACTACGAGTCTGACATGGATCATTGGAAATCTTTGGGTGTAGATCCAGACCCTAATGCTGTATTGAGGCCCGAAACATGGATCATTAATCAAAAAATAACTGAAAATAAATTTTTTGTGGAATTTGAGCTTTCTAATGCTTTAGACTTTGAGAACTTAACTGTACCAAGAAGAGTAGTTCTAAATAATTATTGTTGGTGGAAATATAGAGGTAAAGGATGTGGTTACAATGGTGGACCAATAGCAGACTCAAACAATGTTGGGTTTGTTCAGGATGGAATTACAAATAAAGGTCTATGGGAACCTGGGCAAAGTTATGATTTAAAAGATGTAGTTACCGTGCAAGTAGATGATCAGGGTAAAGATAGTGATCCTAGAAATGTGTTGTACTATTGCATAGTGGCACACACATCGAGCACAGATAACAAACCATCAATCAATACAGAATATTGGGCTAGAGATGCTTGTAACAAAAAAATATCAGGATGCAAATTAAGATTTCCTGATGCAGATTTCTTACCGTATGGAGGATTTCCTGGTAGCAGGCTTTATTAACATGATACATAAACAAATAGCAGAAATTTGCGAAAAAAACAAAAATGAAGAAAGTTGTGGGTTAATTTTACACAAAGGAAAAAAATTTTTTCTAAAAGCATGTGAAAATAAATCAAACGATAAAACTAAATATTTTAAAATAAATTCTCAAGAATATATAGATATATATAAAAAATATAAAATATTAATGTGCTATCATTCTCATGTTCTGGGAGATGAAAATCCATCAGATTATGATAAAAAATACTCAGAAGAAATGATTTTGCCGTTTTATATATATAGCACAGTTTCGAAAAAATATAAAATATACTACCCATCTGAACTCAGATTGTATAAAAACCTAAGGTTTTTAACAGAAAGCGAGCCTGAATTGTGTATATTATAATAGGATTAAGGTTGTTATGGTTAATGTTTTTTTACATGGAAAGTTGGGAAAAGAGTTCGGAAAGAAATGGACTCTTGATATCTCAAGCCCGATTGAGGCAATAAAAGCCATAGACGCCAATAAAGAGGGCTTTTTAAAATACTTGCTACAAAAAAGCAAGGAAAAAACTAAATATGTAGTATTTTTAGATAAAAAACCTTTAAGAAACCAAGAAGAATTGAAAATTCAGATTAATGAAGAAATAGAAAATATTCATTTTTTTATGGCCCCAGAAGGTGGAATAGGGCAAATATGGGGAGGTTTACTCAGTATGGTTGGAGGATGGGGAGCTGGTTTATTAGGAGACTCTATGGGAGGTTTTTGGGGAGGTGTATTAAGTTGGGCGGGAAGCTTAGCATTTGAAATAGGAGGAGCTATCCTTATGCAAGGATTAATGGAT